AGTAATGGAAAACCGGAACATGGCTTGGGTTGAAGGTGATTATCAGATCGCATCAATCACAATGGACGGGAAACCGACGGGCGACATTATTCAAGGCCACCTCGGGTCAGAACTGATATACAGCGCGGATGTTCGAAGTGATTAGGAGTTGAAATGGCCTGGACGTTACAATTACTGAATGACGATACAACCATCAACCTGAATGATGGTACGAATTATTCAGGTACGGGATTTATGGCACCGGTACCACCTAGACGCCTTGCGTCCGGTGGCCAGAACTTGTTCCGGCATGGTACCGACATTCAGGAGCGTGTATTTCAGAATAGGCGGGTGGCGGTAAGCATCCGGATCAACGGAACTTCNCAGGATAATCTNATCAGCTAATATCAACGCCTTGAGTGCCCTGGTGGAACGTGCGTCTGATTATTCCACCTCGGGAATAGGTTCCCAGGTGAAATTGCGCCGCAAGTGGAACAACGCAACGAACCAGGTAGATTTCCACGTACTTGAAGGCATGGTAAGAATCGCGGATGAGTTCGATACAATCCACCAGGTAAACAATACCGTGATGGCAACCCTGGAACTTATATGTGAACCGTTTGCTTATGGAGCCGAGGAAACTATCGAAAACTTTGTTGCCGACCCAGGTTTCGAAGTTGCGGGCACCGCCCTGGCGGATTGGACTCAGAACCATACCGGCAACGGTACCAGTGCGCGGGATACCTCGGTCAAGAAAGACGGTAACGGATCTCTGAAGTTAGTTATGACCTCATCCGATGACGATGAGATAATCGAACGACACCAGACTCTTGCCGACGTGGACGCCGGAGAGGTTTGGAGTTTCCAATGTTGGGTACGTGTTGACGCCCTGAGCAATTGCAAGGTCGTCATGGGGTTAGATTACAATACCGGCACTGATGTCACGGTGGAGACTACCACCGTGAACGCCTCATCTTTCGTAAAACTTACGAGCAATAACAACACCGTACCAGGTTCAGTGACGTCGATGGTTCTGCGGTTGCGCCTTGAAGCAACCGATGACAGTGCAACCGGAACGGTTTACATCGACAACGTAGTAGCAGTTCAGGCATCTGCCGTGCCTTCCGCCTGGGCTAGCAGTCGTAGTATCGCCAACCATTACGACGATGCGGCCCAGGCTTCCACCAACTATATCGACATCCATGACGTTCCTGGTGACGTTCCGGCACTCTTACAGGTGAAGGTTGCCGAAGGGCAATCTCACGATGAGTTATGGATGGGGGCACGACATGCCGGCCGCCAATATGACGATGATATTATTCTGGAAGGCGAGGATGGTACAGCTTCCACGATAGCACACGGCACGGCAAGCATAGTTGAAAGCAATACAACGGCTTCTGATGCCGCTTACAGCGGCGGAAGCCTAAGGGTTTCTCAGTTGCTAAACAATAGCGGAACCCCTACGCCGGCCGCGGATACAAACTTCCTACATTCCTTCACACTGGCAAGCCCGCCGAAGGGAACCTTCAGGGTTCTGGCGGCCGTAGCCGCTAAGAATGGAGCGGGCGATTCATCGACCACCGCTATCAATGCGTCAGATTTCAAATGGGGGCTATCATATACATATGGGGCCTTCACCTTGCTAGACGATACAAGCCCCGACACGACTAGTTTCGTGGCACTTACGGCGGCGACACTTGCGGAGAATGTAACAAGTAATTTTGAGATCATAGACCTGGGAACCCTTACGATCCCGCCGGTTGCTTCGCCAGATAATCAGACCGAGGCATCGTTAGTTCTGAAGATATTCAACCACTGGATGGGGTCAAGGGTATTTCAGGAAAATCAAGAAGTGCAATGGTGGACTGATTTTGTTTTCTTCATGCCGGTGGACTTTGGGTCGGCATACGTATCAAAGACCGATGCGGCCGACGTGGTTCTTTTTGATAGCATGTCGCAGATCAAGGGGGCGTATCTTCTCAACGCCTCTGATGTAGTTCAGTCGTTTCCATCTAATCAACTCGGCAAGCCGCCCGAAGTTCACCCTGATGGAACCAGGGTGTATTTCCTGGGGCAGAATGGCAACTATACCCAGGCCGATACCTTCACGGTATCTGTCACGTATCGCCCTAGATTCCTTCACGTAATGGGGGCATGATATGCCATTGCAACCAACGCTTCAGGTGCGGCTATTCGATAACAATCTATCGAGCCCCACATTGATTGAGGATCTGACGGAGCGTGTAGAAAAACTTATGTTTTCTACTTCGCTCAATGGCGGGTTCCGGAGTTGTTCATTTCAGATAGTGGTGGACACTGGCGAAGTCTGGCAATACCTGTCACGAGAAGGAAAGCGGGGCTATCATTTCAACCGGATAACAGTTCACGACGGGCAGACCCTTATATGGGAAGGCCGGATTGTTGACATTGGGTTGAATGTACGTTCGGGGCTCAAGGTTCTGAAGATCAACGCGAGCGGGTATTGGTCATCTATGCGCGACCAGTTTTATTCTGATAACGCAGGAACCGATTGGACCAGCGGTAGCGGCCATGAAATACACGACATTATTAAAGAGATCCTGGACGATGAATGTCCTGACATAAGCACCGACCAGACCAACATTGCCACGGGTTCTCGTGACCTTGCGGGTATTGATTTGTCGAGCAAGGCATACCCGCAGGATCTCGTCAACGATTTGACTAAGCTATCAGACAGCGACGGGGGTATCTGGTTCTTCGCAATATGGGATGCCAGGGTGCCCTACCTATTCAAACGATCAGTCGCCCAGGTGGATTGGTATGTATGGCTCGATTCTATAGGTATCCTGGATCTAAGGCAGTCTGCGAGCGGGCTACGTAACGCGGTCCTGCCATTTGTTGGTACAACCGAAGGAACAACCCAAACTGATGCGACAAGCCTGGCATTGTATCCGAGGCGGGAAACTAAGTTATCCCTTCCGACCGGATCCAATGCGAACACCCAATCCGATGCCGCATCCGCGGCGGCGTCCGAGCAGTCGTTGCCCAGGCAACGTCAGTCGTTCCGCATAGATGGACGGATCTACAGTGTAGCGAATGGTTTACAGGAATTGCCATTGTGGAGAGTTCGCGCCGGTGAAGTTATCAGGATTCAGGACTTGGTTCCTAACAGTGCGGCAACGCCCGCCCTGGATGATGTTCGTACCTTCTACATTATGCAAACCGAATATGACGCAACAAGTAATCAATTGACAATACAGCCGGACCGACGGCGTTTGGGCCTGGTGGATATTGTTGGCAATGTCGCCAAGGCATCGGACGTAGTAGTCGAATAATGAGGAGGAGATTATGGTAGGCATATTGATGCGGTTGTTAGCACCTGAGAAACGAGCGTTGATTGAGTTGGTGATTCGTGTGTATGACCAGTTGGATACTCCGGAGGAACGTAAGCATCTCGGTGACTATTGTCGCGAGATGCTTGCTGACGGGCAAATAGGTATGACCGAGTGGAGCAGGTTTGGGAAGAAATTAGGGGTATTCAAGTTTGGGAAAACCTAATGCGCCGCTAGTGTGAACCCCGTCGGGGCCCACGTGTCACGCCCCGTCATCGCTCCTTTCGGACATTATAGGCCCAGGCATCTTGCGGGGTGGTAGATAAGCCTGGGTGCGGCGTATAAATAAAGGAGAAGAAAATGAACTGGATGGGAAAAATTCGTCCACAGATTCTGGTTTCGATTCTTGGATTGACCGGAATTGCTATGATTGGTTTGTATTATGGAATGGTGGAAGTGGCGACGGCTTGTGTTGGAGGGGTCACGGGATTGGGGTTCAAAATTTTAGAGGCGGATTAGTAACCAAAACGTAACCAGGAGGTGACCATGAAAAGAATAAGGTCTGGTATCAGGGCTTTGAAACGTGGATTGATCTGGACGCTGTTAGCACCTCCCAGGGCAACGCGCTGGATGTACCGCAAAACGTGGCAAGGCATACGATACATGGGCAGACAGGTCAAACGCTTCATTTTGGCATGTCTGCGTTCGCCCAGAGCCACATATAATAAAGCTAAGCTGGGTCGAGATTGGGTATTAGCCAAGGTAGAGTACCTGCAAACTGAATCTGCGAAGTGGCGCACTACGTTCACAATCGCCAAATTGCCGTACACGTTCCTGACTAAGACGATGGGGCTGTCACCTGCTCAAGCGATGTCATTCCTGGTGGCGGGAAGTGTCGCAACATCGGGGGTCGTTGTGAACGAAACGATCCTGGCGGAAAAGAGTTTCAGCAACGGTGATCCAGGGGTCTACAATGCACCCCTGGACGCACCGGTTTTCTTCGAAGAAAAGTTTAATACTCTGAGACTCGACCTGGGATCAACTAGCGTAGGACTCATAGAGATTACAGATACGACTCTTGGAACGGCTTATACAGGAAGCGCCCTTCCAAACGGAGAAACCAATGTCATTATAGTTGGGGGCCTTCCGACCGTAGCTGATCCCGCTTTCACCGGTACGTTCCTGGAAGTGGGTCATATGATTGTTGACCGGTGGCGGTGCGAAACCTTGACGCTATCGAATATTGAAGCTCACAAACTTATAGTTCACGGAAATTATTCTGATGGACAGTCAATAGCCGCTGTCGCAGGAACTCCGAGAGACAGGGGCGTGAACGGCGGAAACCGCGCTGACGATATGAAAGCCTCCGATTCGTACTATGACCAATTGAAAATTACGGCGGCCAGTAGTGGGGTCAACGGCAAGGTCGACGTCCTGAAATTATCGAATTTATATTCGCGCGGCGGGGGGTGTAAGATCGACCGCGTGAAGGCAGGCACCCTTGAAGTCATACTCAATGAAATTGGGGGTGATTCGAATTTGGCCACTAAAGCATTTCAGATAGAAAATACCGTAGTGTATAAGAGCTTTACCAATACCGCGAATGTTGAGGGCACGATGGCGGTTCCTGCGGTGCAGTAACCTTGTGATATACTGACCTGGAGCGATGATGCCATCCACTGTCATTGCTCGCCCCTTTCGATAGATTCCCAGGTTTTGTCCTAGCCTGGGAGTCTATTTTTTTTGCTATCAAATACCCCTGTTTTGCCCGAATTGCACAAAATTGGGGGAAACTCACACCAATTTGTGCCTACGGGCACTGTACCAGTTGTTGACAACAGGTGTGGAAAGCCCCATACTGTACATTGTACAAGGTAAGAAACACCAACGAAGGAGACAGAAATGACAAACCAAAGCACAAACGAAAACACCGGACACCTAAGCATCTGCAAGTGCGACCTATGCAACGGGGCATGTTCAGAGACGAACCCCTACTGCGGCGATTGCTTCGCTTGCGAGGACAAAGCGGACGATGACTACTCCTGGGAAGTGAACCGAGCAGACTTCCTGCAAATCTGATTCGCCCTGATGATGGGAGGGGCGGCACCCCTCCCGAAACTCTAACGAGTCGGCGATAGCCAAACTAAACCAAAACGAAGGAGACAGAAATGAAAATCACAACCACCGAGCAGGAAATCTTCGAAATAGCCCAGGAGTTATTCGCAGAGGTAGAAATCAACCCCAACGAAGTAGCCCGCAACGCTTTCGACATTGCCGCCGAACTAAAGATAAAGAACCCCATCATGATTGTCGATGGCATCGAACACGATTATGACGAGGAATTTTTCAATGAGCCATTTCCAGAATGCACGTCAAATCTTTGCCCATGCCCAAAGCACCAAATCTAACCTCGCCCTGATGAGACTGGACGGCTACCAGTCGAAACCCGCAAGGGTCGGCGATAGCCAAATCAAAATACGAAGGGGGCAAGCAAATGGAAAGCAAAGTATTCAAAGTGTCTTGGGCAACTTGGGATGGTAGGAAATCAGAAAAGATAACTTACGATGAATTCTATGAAAAATATTCTTACCTAACTAACTCGGATGGTATAACCGCATCGTTATTAAGGAAACTCACAGATAAAAATAATAAAGGTTCTTCTGTCACTTGGAATGAAGAAGAAGGGAAGGTAACGATAACCAGGATAGAATAATCGCCCTTCGGTGAGTGACGCCGCCTTCGGGCGGTGGTAAACCGCAAGCCAAGTCACAAGCCTTGGCAAAACTTACAGCGGTTAGAGGAGACAAGGATGACAAAGGCAAAAGACATAATAGAGAACGTAGATATCCCGAACTTAGTTCCTTTAGAGGACAGATATTTCCACAGCGGATACGAAATAATGTCTGACAGATACGAGGGCGGCAATAATGATGACACGGATGGGAAGAGCGACTGCTTTGTTTGTGGCAAGACGGTCAAGGTTGCTACGTGTTATTGGATTCATAGGTCGGTCGCAGAAAATGCCTTGCCTTTTGGGGCAAGGCATGCCGACGGATATGATGAAGATGGTTTCGGTGGATTGGGATGGCATGCAGTTGGAACAAGTTGCAAGAATAAAGTTCCGTCTGATTGTCTGTATCCTGTTGGGTTTTATAAGCAGTTAGGTTGGTGAGTGACACCGCCTTCGGGCGGTGGTAAACCGCAAGCGAGGTCACAAGCCCTCGCAAATTATGAGCGGTTGGAAGGGGATCTATGAAGAAGATATCGTGGATCGGTATATACAGCAGGGCATTACGTGGATGGATAGTCCAGGACGGCACCACAGGCCGTATTACGGTATGGAAGGGGGGCAAGTAATATGTTGGCACCAATCCAATCATTGACGGCCGTAAAACATGGTTGGGGTCGCGATTCCTATCGTTGGGTATCCGGCCTGACAAAATCTGAGCGTCTGGCGGTCAAGGATGGAGTCCTGGTATGGTTCGCAATCAAGCCCTGGCATTACATGCAAAGCGGCTACAAGGTTGTGACGTATAAGCGCGGTAGGTACGACGCTCGCGAGCCCAACGAAGAAGAATTATCACGAATTGGAATTTAACAGGGGGTAAGGTATGAGTGTACAGATATTGGAGAATTGCAGTACAGCAGAGGAAGCATTGGAGCAATGCGGGTTGAATTGGGAAGTCCACCAGGACGGACTGTATGTACCGCAGGGTGACGGGTTCGCCCGTGTACCTAACAA